CCTTCACTATCTGAAACAAATGAATTACCAACTTGTAATTGAGCATAACTAGATGAAGATGTGCCACTTGGTGGTACTGCTCCAATACCTACTACACCTGATGATGTGATACGCATACGTTCTAAACCTGCTGTACCAAAAATTGTATGTCCACCACTTTCATAATTCCAAAGATAACCATCATCACTAGATAATTGTAATTGAAATCCATCACTATTACCTGTTCCTGTGGTACTGTTATATAAAGCAACAATAGGGGTGCTATCAAACACATTTACTGTTCTTGCATCTGCTGTTGTTTTTATAGAAAAATTACCATTTGAAGCCACTCTAAATCTTTCCGTTGCTCCAGTATGAAATGCTAAACTGTCATTACTATGTTCATATGTTATTTTACCTCTGGTTGAAGTACTAGTACCATCACCAAAGTTAATACTTCCTGCATCATTAGTTGAAGCAATAATAGTTAATCCATGTCCACCAGTTGTATTACCAACAACTAAATCATTACCACTAACATGAAAACTGCCTGGTGTTGTATTTAAAATTCCAACTTTTCCAGAACTGTCGATACGCATTTTTTCTGCTGTATTAACATTAAATGTATATTCTCCAGATGCTCCTGTATCAAAACTAACTTCATTACTTGCACCAGAATCATAGGTAAGATTAAAATATTGTGTAGATGCTCCAGCACTATCATACATCTTAATACCACCTACGTTTTCACCTGTATTTGATATTACTAAGTATGGAGAGTTACCTTCAATATGAAGTATTTCTGATGGAGAACTTGTACCAATCCCCAATTTTTCTGCACTAGCATCCCAAAAGAATTTAGGTGTAGTTCCTGTATCTTCGTAGAATGAGATGTCGCCGTTGTTGTCTATTTTTAAACGGTTTTCACCACCAGTCATAACATTAAAGTAACCAGTAGATACATCACCAGCTTGTATATTTACTACTCCACCTATACCAGAGTATTCATTGCCATAAAGACTGATAAGACCGCCTCTGCCAGCACTAGCGGTGCTACCCGCTCCTATAAATAGACGCTCATTATCAGAACCATCTACGGTGTTACACCCTATAAAGTTATAACTTCCCTCACTCGATACCAACACCCTTTCACTAGCATCAATAGTTATAGCTGTGCTTGTAGCATTGTCATCTATACCAGTTGAAGCAAAAGAAGTTAACGTTCCAACGGATGTAATATTAGTTTGAGCTGCGGTTGTTAATGTTCCTGCAATATTTCCACTAACGGTCAAACCTGTTAGTGTACCTAATGATGTAATATTAGGTTGCGATGCAGTAGCAAGAGTTCCAGTAATATCACCTGAAGCAGTAATTGCTCCGACTACATCTAGAGCAACACTAGGGGAAGCTGTTCCAATACCAACTCTGTTATTTGTGCTATCAACTTTTAAAGAATTAGTGTCAACAGTAAAATCACCAGTAACTGTAAGATTTTCAAAATTAGGAAGTACACCACTACCAAAATTAATTGTATCTCCGGTATCTCCTAAGGTAAGAGTAGTACCTGACTGAGGTATTATTTTATCTACTTCTAATTGACTCATTATATAATTACCAAGGTTCCTGTTGCTGTAATAGTTCCAGTTATTGTAACAGGCCCAGCGAGCACTCCAGAATCCATTGTTTGATCTTGATCCAAAGTAGATGCATGAGTGACCACGAATCCCGTGGCAGTCATTACTGGACTAATTGTTCTTTTTGCGGGCATTGTACAAAATACATTTTTGTCTCCAGCACTAAAATCAACTAAAGAATCAGAGTTAGATGAAGATATGATAGTGTCTCTTGATAGAGTATCGGGTGTTGCATCCGTCACTGTTCCAATGCCTACTTCAAATTCTGTGGGCGAAGCGGTTGGGTTTTCGATACAGTAATACGTAGTGTTCCCTGTACCAATTCCAGATACAAATGATTCAAAACTTTGAGAAGCACCATCTAAAGAAAAAGTTCCAGTTCCTGTAGTGGTGCTTGTCTCTTTAACTCTATCGTTAATGACAAGTGCCATCTATCCTCCTTAGCTAATTCTTAGGATCGCTGCTGATGTTGTAAATGCAGGAAATTGAATAGTGAATGTTCCAGCTGTTGCTGTTTTATCACCACCAAAATCTAATGCGCAAACTGCTTTTTTACCATCTGTGCTATTATAAATAAGAGCACCCCTTGCTGTTAATGTAACGCCTGTAAACGATAAATTGGCAAAATCTACAATTGCTACACCAGATGCAACTGATGTTTGTTGAGATTGTAGTTGCGAACCTTTAGCTGTATATTGCCCTGAATCAGAAACTTCATTGCCTGTTGTGTAAGAAGTTGTTGCTGCGTTAATAGTTGCTTGTGATGTATATAATGCAAGATTAAAAGCGTCTCCGCCTGAATCAAAGTCGTGAACGCCGTCTAATAATTCTTTTTTAAATGAATTACATACTGCTTGTGTTATTGCCATAATTTTTCTCCTTTAATATTACGGTGATGGTGAAGGTACTTTAACCCTTGGTACGCCATCATCAAATTCTGCACGTCTTCTTCTACCCATTTGTTGAAGAGCAAACGCTTGTATCTCTTCATTATACTTGTCTTTATAAAGTTTGTACATATCCATTGGGCCTTTTAAATAAGAAAAAGCTTCTGTTAAAACACCATGAAGAAGCAAAGATTCTTGGTATTGAGATAAATAAGTAGAATTTGTAGAAGTAAACCCAGGCGGATCAATAATGTAATTTAATTGAACTGCATAACCTTGATCTGGCGTTGGAGCCACAACTACATTATTATCGTCCCAATTAGCATAGTATTTAGGCTGTCCTGTAGCACCTGAGCTATTGTATTCAGAGATAAAACTTGTATCTCTTTTTTCCATAAAATTTCTAGTACCTGAAAGACTAGTGGTAGAAAATACCTGTAAAGATCTAATGATTAAAAAATCAGCAGGCATAACTAAATATCTTTTATTTGCTGTGAATGATGAAGTAGCATATTTTCTTGTTTCATCGTAATCAACAGCACCCGCAATACCTAATTCTGTATTTCTAATAAATTCAGCAATCAAGGTGTCTGAAAGTACATTAGCATCTACTTCTGTATAGTTTCTTACTTGTGTTAAAAAATCTGAATAACTTATTGCCATTATGATATAACCACTGTTACGGTACCAACCCTTGTTCCAACTTGTCTTTTGTTATTTTCTTCAAGAGGAGTTGTAGAAGGTTGCATTCCATTTGATGTAAATTGACCATCCCAATATTGAGGATCTAAATAAACTGTTACTGGTGCTGATCTTTGAGGTCTTGCATTCCACAATGCTTGAGGATCCGCCATATGTGGCTTTGGATCTAGTTGAGGATGTTTAGCTTCAAATTCAGATGTGTGTACCCAAGAACCGTTCCATTCTTTCACCATTTCTCTATAAGGAAAAGCTTGGCCTGATCTATCAGATATGGATTGTGAGTATTTACCTTTTGCGTACGCCATTATGATCCTTGTGGGTAATAAACATTAGGAGTGATGTAAACAGATGTTCTCTGTCCATCTTCTTCCAATGCTCTTTTTAATTCATCTTCGTATAATAATTTTAATGCTTGTATTCTATCAGGTGCAATCTTTTGTGATAAGTAGAAAGCTAATCCAGATACCATACATGGAAAGAATCTAAACGGCATATCTGAAGTATTAGTATATGCACCTACATCTTCGATTCTTGCAAGATAGTAATAGAATATATTCGTCACGGCGCTCGTATCAGGAGCCAGATATAAACTTATAGTTGGTGTAATTTGTCTATTCACATAATACTGTGAAGGTGTACCTGATTGTGTTTTATCAGGAATTGCAATGTATTCAGATCTAGATACTTTCGTTAAAGTTTGTTGATTACCACCTGTTGTAGTAACAACAGCTTCAAGCACATCGTTACAATCACTTGGTGTATTGTAAGTTACTTGACCGTTAACTAATGTTGTAGTTTCTGATTTTACTTTCCAAAGATTGATACCTCTGTTACCCCATTCAGAAAATAAAAGATTTAAACTTCTTCTAGCAGAACGAATATCATTACCAGAATTAGTTCTTACGCCACATCTTTCGTAAGCCTCTTCGATAACCTCATCAATAGTGATGTTAAAACTTGTAGTTCCTGATGTAGCCATT